TTTGTATATAACTCTATGAAAAAATGTACGATTTAGCTACATGCGAACCATACAATAGCTCAGTTCACGGCGGAGAAGATAATGGTCATTTCATAGTTATATATCAGTATGATTTGTATGAGTTTTATTCCAACATATGGAAAAGTGAAACATCGTTTTACTTTAAAAAATTAAGAAAACAAGAACACGGTGTTATACAAAATTACAAAAATGTCATTCGGAATATTTCTACAAAAATGCAATTGGTAGAAATATTTAGGGAGAATAACGTAGAGTTGTGTATTATTCATACTTACAAAATTAATATACTGAAACGCAGGTGGAAAAAGAAATACTATTCTATGTAAGGGCATATATATTTCATTAATATTTCTATATCTTCTTGTAATTGTAATTTTACATGAATTTCAATGTCATTTTTTAATTGTAAATTAAGATAATCGTATAGTTCTAATAGTTTTTTTATTTCAGTTGTTTTGTACTTGATATTGTATTGTTTTATTACATCTAAGCAAGCTTGTTTTTCTCTTTCAAGCAAATCCATTTAATTATATCAATATAAAAATATTTTAATAATATACGTAGAATGTCTAAAACGATAACTGAACCTATATTACAAGATGATAATCGTTTTGTAATGTTTCCAGTATCAGACACTACTATATGGAAAATGTATAAAAAACAAATGGATTGTTTTTGGCGAGCAGAAGAAATTGATCTCTCTAAGGATATGGCGCATTGGAATAAGTTGACAGATGACGAGAGACATTATATAAAATATATACTCGCATTTTTTGCCGCAAGTGATGGTATTGTATTGGAAAATTTGGGTGTACGATTTATGACTGAGGTACAATTACCAGAAGCAAGGGCATTTTATGGTTTTCAAATTGCAATGGAAAATATTCATTCAGAAACCTATAGTTTATTGATAGACAGTTATATCAAGGATACCGAAGAGAAAAATCGCTTATTTCATGCAATTTCTATATTTCCATGCATACAAAAAAAAGCGCTCTGGGCTCAAAAATGGATACATGACAAACGGTCTAGTTTTGCAACAAGATTGATTGCATTTGCTTGCGTAGAAGGTATATTTTTTTCGGGAGCATTTTGTTCTATTTATTGGCTAAAAAAACGAGGCCTTTTACCTGGATTAACATTTTCCAATGAACTTATCTCTCGTGATGAAGCGCTTCATACTGAGTTTGCGGTCTATTTGTACAGCAAACTTGAAAAGAAGATTTTGAAAAAGAAAATACAGGAAATCATACAAGATGCAGTTTCTATAGAACAAGAATTTATTTCAGAAGCTCTACCTTGCAAATTAATTGGAATGAATTCTGATCACATGAAACAATACATTGAGTTTATCGCGGACCGCTTATCAATTCAATTGTGCAATGAGCCTATTTATAATAGCACAAACCCATTTGATTTCATGGAAATGATTAGTTTAGAACAAAAGACTAATTTCTTTGAATCGCGCGTATCATCCTATGCTCTTGCTGAAAAATCTGGAAAAGAAGAGGCTTTTGATGACGCATTTGAATTTTAATTTACGAAAGATTTAAAGAAAATATAAATTTACAATATAAATGGATTATGAAATTGTTGAACAAAGTACTTGGAAAACAACTTTATACAATCCAGATTGCGAGTCATGTTTTCTTAGCCATATTGTACCATGCCATGTATATTCTAAAATAATGGCAACAACAAAATTAGAATATACTACACGTATCATTTTATATATTATTTTGTACACGGGTATTGAACAATTGATATACATTAAATTTAGATTAGACCAAACCAAATGTCCTTCTACATTTGTAAATAATTGTATATTAACGGACAATTACAATTGTATAAATTCATATATGAATATAGGAGACAAATATTATTCATGTAGGTTAGTAGACAATTATTGTGTATACAATGAATCTAATTGTGCAAAAAATTTGGACACTTCTATTATTTATATTTTAACATCAGTGTTGTACATATTTTTAACCTATTTACATTATTCGGCCAGACGTTTTCTAATGATTAAAAGAAACATAGAACCTTTATGTAGTGATTGTTGTGCAATTACATGTTGTGCTTCGTGTGGTCTTGCTCAAGAATATAGAGAACTTCCTTAGCGCTCTCCAATGCTCCTTCAATCCACGACTGATTGTGTGAAAATGCCTCGCCGCACATATAGACATTTGTCATCGGATTTAATAGTTTTTTTGCAATTTTTTTAGAATCGTATCCAGGCTTCCAAGCATGATCGCCTATTTTCCACACATGTGGTTGGAAATAGGTTGGCTCTACAATCTCTCTATCTGGAAATAGTCGTTTTATTTCTGCTTGTATCTTAGGCAATATATTTTTATACAATTTTCCTTTAGAATTCAAATAAACATCTGCATCTTGGCCTTCAACATAACTAATCATTATTAAACCAGTTTCTGGATTAATTGGTATAATATGACGTATAAATGAACTTGTTGTCATTCTGGGTAGTCCTTCAAACCATTTATTTGGATAAATTGCATATATTCGTAAAAGACAATTTGTACGCAATGAATCCATTAATGGATGTATTGGTTTTAAAAATTTAATTTCTTTTATGTTGTCAGGAGGTATTGCAAATATTATTTTTTTACAATGAAACCCATCTACAATAAAAGTACCATTTTCCTCTATTATCTCTCGTACATAGTGTTTCATTTTGTAGTTCACGTGGAGAGATATACGACGTACCAATTCACTAAACCCCTCTTTTACAACATAATAATCTCCTACTTTTTTTTTAAACATACTAATTGCATCTTTTGCATTCATTTCTAAAAATTCAGAAGTATATCCAAAAATATATCTCAATTCGTCAACTTCTTCCTTGGAATAGTACTTTAAGCAATGATCATAAAATATTTCGTTTTGAGAACCGTTTTTTAAAACCTTTTTTATTTTTTTATTAAAATATTTATCAATATCTTCGCGATATTTAGTATCAATATATGCTTTTTTATTTGATAATTTTATTGGTGTCATTTTAAACTTATTTATGAGCTGTACAATTAATTTATGATTCTCATTGTATCGTCCTGCACCAGATTCATATTTCGGATCTTTGTTTGTAAAAATACGTCCACCTAAATAATCATTGCATTCCAAAAGTAAGTGATTTTTTGTATTCATTGCACAAAATAATCCTGATATGCCACCACCTACAATGATTATATCGTACATTATAATATATAAACTTTATATAATGAAAATGAAAATAATGAAAATAAAGAAGTATTTTTTAATAGCTTTAGTTATTTTAATATTATTCTTATTATTTGTATTTAATAATAAAGAAGGATTTACTGATACGTCTGGCAATTGTTATAAAACAAAGATGGGTACTGGCCTTAAAATTTACAATGCTAAGAAAATTCACGATATATTACAATATTCTGACTATGATACAGATTCTACTGATAAACTCACACTTCTTCAAGATATAGGTATTTCAAAAACAGAAGACTCTAATGTGTATCAACTAATAAATAATTCTAATAAAACTCCTGATGAACGTATTCGTATTTTAAATGATATAACTGATAGATACGAAGTATGTAATGCAAAGTAATTTTATATAAACAATATATAATGAAAAACAGGTGCACATATATTGTTCTCCTTATCATATTTTTATTTTTATTTTTATTATTTATCAATACAAAAGAGGGATTGCAAAGCTTAGGGTGTTATAAAGTTTATGATGCCAGTAGTATAACAATGGAACATGCTTTACATGCTAGGGGAATTTTATATAATCCGGACCTTGATGCAACATTCAAATTACGTTTACTTAAATCTGTGCAAATTACGGATACAGAAGATCCATTCATTTATAATTTATTATATGATTCAGATAAACTACCTGGACCAAAAATTAGAGAATTAACTAATATGATAGATAGTTATTTTGTAAAATGTACTTGATAATATATAAATGTAATATTTATATAAAGGTAATTACAAAAATATTGTAATGGAAGATTATATTTTGTTAATCAAAACAGTTCAAATTGCACCATTTCGCATATTAATGACTGCGTTAAAAGATATTTTACTTGAAACAAATATTTCGTTTCAAAAGGATGGTATTAGAATCATTAATATGGATAAATCTAATACAATCTTAGTTCACCTTTTTTTACAAAGTGAAAACTTTGAATTTTACGAATGTAAAAAAGATAAAATCATTATTGGTGCAAATATGTTTCATTTGTTCAAACTAATCAATACGATTGATACAGACGACACATTGTCTATATATATTGAAAAAGAAGACTACAATGAAGGTATTGTTGAAAATTTGGTTCTCAAATTTGAAAATAAACAAAAAGAACAATGTAAAATACAAAAATTGAAATTGATTGAACCCGATCACGAAGAACTTAAGATACCTGACGTAAAGTTTTCATCTATTATCAATCTTCCTTCAAATGACTTTCAAAAGATCATCAGGGATCTAAATTGTATTTCTGATAAGCTAGAAATTAAATCTATTAAGAATCAACTCATATTCAAGTGCCAAGGTACATTTGCAAGTGCAGAAATAATTCGTTCCGAAAGCGATGGTATGGGTTTTATTCAAAAACATAATAAAGTAATTCAAGGCGAATACTCGCTTAAAAATTTGAATTATTTTATTAAGTGTACAAACTTATGTAATCATATTGAAATGTATATGGAGAATGATTTGCCGCTTATCATACAATATAATGTAGCTTCATTAGGTATTATTAAACTTGGTCTTGCACCTTTACCAAGTACAAGTTAATCGGCAACATGTTTTTTAAAAATACACCCAGTTTTATCCATATATTCTATATTTGCTAAAATATCTGGGTTCATAAATGCACAATCTTTCATCCACACTTTCACGATACAAAATGATTTCTTAGGAGATAGACTAATACCATTTACTTGCTTACTTGACAAAGAACCGCCTAAAAGCATAAAAAACAACTTCTTCCACACACCTTCAATATATTTATTATGAACTTTGAATGAAAACCCACCACCATTTTTATTTGCAGGATCCTCCCACATTGGTTTAATATTATCTTTCATAACAAATAACATTGTTTTTTTGATAAGGTCAAAGTTAATTTCGTCATTTAACAATATAGCCTGTTCTGGTGTAGTAATACTCAGAATGTTATGATAACTAGAAAAGGACCAGTCATCAACATTTTGTAAATGAATATAAAAGTTCCAAGAATTTGTAAATTTATATTCATTTACATTCGCCATTCTATATTATTAAAAATATATTTATTATGTTTTTACAACAATATGTTTATTATCTTTTGGACTCATCCTAAATACTAAAAATATAATAAGAACCATATAAGTATACATTATTATTGGAATGAACACCAATATCCATGCCATCAAAGACATATCCGCCATACAAAAAAGTTGTAGAATACAAGTAAAAACAATACAAATAATTGTTTGTGTAAATGCTGTTTTATATTTCTCTTCGCTTAATTCAATCACTATGCTAATGATAAAAAAAACTACATAAAGTATTGCTGGCGGGCATAAATAATTTAATATCATTTATATTTAAATAGATAATAAAATATTGATTAATGGAACAACAAAAGGATGCAGAAA